TGTTCTATAGTTCAGCAGACCTCCAATATGTCGATGTTGAACAACAGATGACAAACAAAATAAACAAGCAAGAGAAGAATATGAAGCCGGGATTTACTACTTCTCTCAAGAGCCGTCCTCTCATGATTTCAAAGATGGAAGCATACATGAGAGAGAAAAGCGTTATCGTTCAATCCGTGAGGACGTTGGATGAGTTGTTTGTGTTCATATGGAATGGCGCAAAAGCGGAGGCGGCCAGTGGCTATAACGATGATTTGGTCATGTCACTTGCCATCAACCTATGGGTCAGAGACACCGCACTCAGGCTGGCGCAAGAGTCCATTGATTTACAGAAAAAGATTATGACCAATATATCCCGAACGCAGGCTGCGCCGGAGACAGCAAAAATTTACACACCAAATCCAGCGAGACCTGTTATTGATCCGTGGAAGATGAAAATTGGTGGCAGAGACGAGGATTTGACATGGTTAATAAAATAGGATTTTAGACCTATAAAAAGACTATATATATAATACACATATGGCAACCGACACATCATTATTTACAAGATTAAAGAGACTATTTTCCAACGATGTTATCGTAAGAAACATTGGTGGCAAAAAACTCAAAATCGTTGACACCGACAGGATAGAATTTGCAACGGATAGAAATTCGATCCGCGACAGGTTCAACCGTCTTCGCAGTTCCACATACAATCTTCACAACAGAGACCAGGCTCTATCATATCAATCCGCTCGCCTTGAGTTGTTTCGAGATTACGATGTGATGGATATGGATCCAATTCTTGCTTCCGCTTTGGATATTTATTGTGATGAAATGTTGACCAAATCGGAAATGGGGCAGGTTTTAACAGTCAAATCCGACGATGATAACATCAAGAAGATTTTGGAAAACTTGTTTTTTGATATTCTCAATATTGAATTCAATCTTTGGTCATGGGCAAGAAATATGTGCAAATACGGAGACTTCTTTTTGAAGTTGGATATCTCCCCTGAATATGGTGTCTTCGGTGTCCTACCACTCTCCGCATATGAGATTACCCGTGTGGAAGGTTCTGATCCGAACAACAAAAATTATGTCAAGTTTCAACATGATGGTTCGATGGGCGGCGCTGAATATGAAAACTTTGAAATAGCTCACTTTAGGTTGTTGTCTGATTCGAACTTCCTTCCGTATGGAAAGTCTGTGTTGGAAGGTGCTCGTCGTGTGTGGAAGCAGTTGAGTTTGATGGAAGACGCTATGTTGATTCACCGAATCATGAGGGCGCCAGAAAAACGAATTTTCAAAATTGACATCGGTAATATTCCACCAGGAGAAGTCGATTCTTACATGGAGAAACTCATCAGTAAAATGAAGAAGACTCCATATCTTGATGAAAGAACTGGAGATTATAACCTCCGATTCAATCTACAAAACATGGTGGAAGACTTCTTCCTACCAGTTCGTGGTGGTGATAGCGGAACGAGCATTGAACCACTTCCAGGAATGGAATATACAGGAACGGATGATATCGAATATCTCCGAAACAAGATGATGGCTGCTTTGAAAATTCCAAAAGCCTTCTTGGGATATGATGAAAATCTTTCCGGAAAAGCAACTCTCGCTGCCGAAGATGTTCGTTTTGCACGAACCATTGTCAGGGTTCAAAGAGTTCTTCTCTCTGAATTGACCAAGATTGCTGTCATTCACTTGTACTCTCAGGGATTCACCGATGCAAGTTTGGTTAACTTCTCCCTTGAATTGACCAACCCATCCACGATTCTTGAACAAGAAAAGATTGCAATTTGGAATGACAAGATTGCTGTGTCCAAGGATATGTTGGAAGCCAAGATATTCCCTAGACAGTGGATTTACAAAAATGTCTTTAGTATGTCCGAAGCGGATGCTGAAGAAGTATCTGAAAATATGATATCCGACTTGAAGACAACATGGAGATACGCACAGCTTGAAGAAAAGGGAAATGATCCACTCAAATCAAAACAAGCGGTAGGCGAGGATGGTGAGATATCAGAACTTCCACCAGAAGGTGGTGGAGGCGAAGCTCCGGGTGGACCACCAGGCGGCGGAGAAGCACCTCCAGAGCCGCCACCCCTAAAGGAAACCACTGAAACAGAAAAACTTTCCAGAGTTGAAAAAGCTTCTTTGAACGATAAAAAGAATCGAAAGTATCCTTATGGAGAAGACCCACTTGGGAAAATAGAAAACAAAGCAAATCCCAGAGTGATATCGAATCCGATCTCTCACAAGTTCCGTGGAAATTCGCCGCTAGCGCTAGAATCTGATTTAAAAAAACTTAAGGACAAACTAGCAAATAAATCAGTGACAGGCTCAAAACAAATACTAAAGGAATCCTCATCCCTTTTGGATGAGAACAATATTATAGATAACGATACAATAAAGTGAATATTTACAATTCCTGACCATATTTATATATTACAATAACACCTGAGATTTATAAAAATCAGAATCATATGCGAAAAATCAAACACAGCAAATTTAGAAATAGTGGAATATTGTTTGAATTGCTAGTAAGGCAAATCACAGCAGATATTCTCAATGGTTCTGATTCTCCCAAGGCGAACAAGCTTCTTCAAAAATATTTCTCAGAATCCACCGAGCTTGGCAAGGAGCTTAAACTATATCAATTGATTCTCCAAGAAAAGGCTAAGGATTCCAGTCAAGCGAATCATCTTATCGAATTGATTATCAAGTCGAGAAAACGAATTTCGAACGCGGCGCTGGCTCTCCAGAAATTTAATTTGATCAAGGAAATCAAGGATGCATATCCAATTGATGACTTTTTGAGGGGTGAGATAAACAATTACAAGTTATTGGCTTCCATTTATAAAATCTTCGAAGAAGCAACTGTTCCAAATCAGGACTTCGATCCAAGGGAAATCTACCAAGCTAAGAATTTTATTGTCGAATCGATTTGTGGTGAAAGAAAGAAATCCTTGGAGGAGGGAGAAAAAGACAAGCTCATCGAATTTTATCAGAAGCAGGAATCAGATGTCCGATTGCTTAGTTACAAGTTGTTGGTGGATTCCTTTAACAAGAAGTATAGCGCATTGGATGAAGACCAAAAGAAACTTCTCAGAGAGTATATCAATAATATCTCCAACACGAATTCGTTGAGGGAGTATATGGATGCACAGGTTCCTGTCGTTAAGAGTAAATTGATTGGTCTTTCAAAACTCGTCACGGATTCTGTTATCAAAATCAAGTTGGCTGAAACTATTCATCAATTGGATAAGGTTTCGGGTGGAAAACTCGTCAAGGACAATCAAGTGGTTACATTATTACTCGGATATGAATTGATCAAGGAATTGGTCAATACGACAAAGAAAGTAATATGAAACCATATTGGACAGGAAAAATAAGATCTAAAGAAACCAAAGACAAGATTTCTAAGTCTTTGTTAGGTAATATTCCTTGGAATAAGGGAAAGGTCGGATTACAATATCATACAGATTTGTGGAAACAAAAATATGGATTTAAAGCAGGACAAACACCGTGGAATAAAGGAAAAAAATTAACTATCGAAGACAAGAAAAAATTATCGGTTCGCATGAAGAAAATAATGAGCGATAAAAATATAAGAGAAAAAATTTCTAAATCGAAGATAGACCATATTCCTTGGAATAAAGGAAAACGGAATATTTATTCTAAAGAGATAAGACAATCTATGGGGAAAAAAAATAAAGGAAAAAAATTATCTTCTTCTCACAAAAGAAAAATGAGATTATCCGCAATAAAAAGAATTTCTGAACAAAAATGTAATGGTGGCCAAATCCAACCGTGTTTTAATCTAAAAGCATGCAAATTCATTGAAGATTACGGAAAACAACATGGATATGATTTCCAACACGCAATGAACGGTGGAGAATTTTATATCAAAGAGTTGGGATATTTTGTAGATGGGTATGATAAAGATAAAAATACAGTATTTGAATATAATGAATCATATCATGATAGACAAAAAGAAAAAGATGTACAGAGAATGGTTGAAATTAAACAACACCTTGGATGTAAATTTGTTCAATATGATGAAAAATTAGACTCGATAAAAATTTTATGAAATTATCAAATCTAAAAAAAATGATAGGAGAAGTAATAAAAGAAAAATTATATACCGAATCCTCAACGACCGGTGCTGTCGCTGGTTATGCTACCCCCTTCGCTTTTTCCGCAAATAAAAATAGTAAGGGAAACGAAAAAGCAGCGGAGACAGTTGGGTATAAACTCGTTCGTGAGTTGACGAAAGAAATTTTGAAAGAGATGGAAAGAACCAAACTCACCGAGGGGCGAGCACGGTATCTTAATCTTCGTGAATATCCCATGAAGAACCACTCCAAGGTATCCTATCTGATTCAGGAAGTAAACAGGATGTTGAAGGAAATCGAGTATATCACCGATTTGAAT